AGTAGGTCCTGGAGTCGTGGCACTTGTAAATTTAATTAAATCTCCAACTAATAATCCATGTGAGTTTTTATTAACTGTAACTGTTGCTGATCCCGTTATAGAAGTATATGTACAAGAAGCTAAAGCTCTTGTTGAATCAAGTGGTGTAATGTCATAAATATCATCTCCATCATATATATAAAGACATTTATTAGTTCCAAGAGCTGCGTATCGTCTACCAGTTAAATCGGTCCACGACCACTGAGCTCTAACTGCTCCAACCATTAGTTTAGATGTGAGCTGTTCCCAACCACCTATTTTTTCAGGGGACCCATAACGAAAACGTACATTATCTCCATCAATCCACTCTCCTTCAGCTTGTGAAGCGGTAGCCTGTTTATTAAATCCTGATTTTAATGCTATCTTTTTTAATGGCATATTTATGGTTATTATACCATCAATTGAATATATCTAAAAGATTGTAAATATTTTTAAAGGCATAAGGGTTCTTAATACCCCATATAACATTATTTAACAATTACATTGTTAAAAACGCATTTAAAGTCAATCTTCCATTATTGATATCATCTCCATGGTGACCATATGCGGAATGTAAATATCTTGCATCAAAGAAAAAAGCCCTATTTTGAATATGTTTTACATCAGTAATAATTTCTTTATTTTCAGAATATACGTATGTTCCAGAATCTAAATTAGTTTTTGATAAATAAATCAAACAAGTAAAATGACATTGATTTGCATCATGATGTATCCAATCTTTATTTGAATCAAACTTTAATCTTAAATGTATAAATGAATCTATTTTTTTATAATTAGGCATGCCTATTTTATTATTAAATTCATGTATAAATAAATTAAATAAAAATGGATTTTCTAAATGTAAAAAATTACTTCTTTTTCCTGGCCAATTTTGTTGACTACTAAACTTACTGTTAAATTCATCTTTTTCATATAATGAAATATTTTTAAAACTATTCTCCATTATATTAAAGTTATCAAAAAAATTATCAAATATTATACACTTCATAATTATTTTGGCGTATATAAATGTTTAAATTTAGATAATCTACATACATGTATTGCTTGGTCTAAGGTTTCTACTATTGGAAATCCAGCAAGATTAAATGAAGTATTTAATAATACTGGTACCCCTGTTTTTTTATAAAACTCTAATATTAAATTATAATAATTAAGATTCTGTTCTTGTGTAACAGTTTGAATTCTACAAGTATTATCTACATGAACAATAGATGGTATCTTTTCAATAGCTTGTGACTTAGCATCTACTGCAAAACTCATAAATGGAGATTCTTTTAAGGTAGCTATGTCAAACCAATCATGAACATGTTCTAATAATATTGTTCCAGCTAATGGTCTCCACCATTCTCTTTTTTTAAAATCATTTACAATATCTTTTGCATCCTTGTTTCTTGGATCAAATAAAATAGACCTATTGCCTAAGGCTCTTGGACCCCATTCACTTTTGCCTTGAAATATTACTAAAGGTTTTTGTTCTAATAATACTTCTACTGCCTCATTAATGTTATTTATATTTATCATAATAAATGCATGCTCCTATTGCTGTTCCTCCATCATGAGGTATTGGATCTACAAAGAAATTAAAATTTGGATATTTTTTTATATATTTAAAATTATTACTACAATTTAAAAAATAACCACCAGATAATACAAAGTTTTTAATTTTTTTATATTCATATGCTTTTTCAATTAATGCACATGTAGAATTAAAAGTTTTTTCTTGTACTTTTTTAGCAAGTCTAACGTGTTCATAATTTAATGGGTATTTTTTATCTGTATTTGCGTAAGAAGATAATCCCATTAATTTTCCAGAATCTTCTCCACCATTAAACCCAATTAAATCACACGTTCTTCCAAAATCAAATCCACCTACACTTTCAGATGTAGAAATATATTCAACATTATTTTTAAATATAAGAAATCTATGGTTAGAATAATTTTCAACATCAATAGTTGTTCTAAGAAATCTTCTATTACTTAAATGTTGGTATAATAAATAAATTAATTTTTTATTTAAATAAAATATTGATTCCATTTCTTGATATTGATCATTAAAAGGTTGGGAACCACCCCCATCTATAACAATTGACATCGCCTCATCAAATTTTGAAAAATAAAAAGAACATAAAGCATGATAAATGTGGTGATGATGAATATTAAAAAAATGATTCGGGTTATCTAGTTGTTTTTGTATATTTTCTATAATTTTATAATCATCATTAATTGTATGACTTTGACCTCTATAAAAAGATGAATAACAAACTAGATCTGGTTTAAAGTTAATATTTTTTAATATACTTATTAAATGATGTTTAAATTCTTTATTTTCATCTGGATACCAATTTTTGTCTAAATTAAATCTTTCTTCATACCAAAGATCTTTTACTTTATTATCTTCATAAACACAGATAGAAAAATCATGTGAAATGTTAATACCTAATATTTTCATTTTCCTTCTATTTTTGTATCTTCAAATGTAGTTTTATTTTTTACCTCTTCTTTAAATTTCACTTGCCATTCTATGATCATTTTCATAAGAGTATTTCCAAAATGTCTTAAATGTTCATCGGATAAATGTAATTTTCCTTTTCTAAAAAGAATTAATCTTTCTTTCCAAGAAAATTTTATATCACATGAACCATCATCATATTGTTTAAATTTTATTTTACTGTTCCATATAAAGATCTTTTATCTTTAAACCATTCTCTATTAGGTCCATTTTTATTTACATAATGTAAAAAAGTTTGAGCATGCCAATCTCCAGTAAATTCTTCTCTCCAATGTTCTATTTCACACCCTAAATATATAGCAGCATCCCCTGGTTCCATATTTATTTCTGTTCCATCCATGTATATTGGCCATTTAGTTTCATCTGATCCTATCATTACAGTAACGCTTATTTCACAAGATGGTCTATCTTTATGTTTTTCCAAATCTGCAAACATTGTATACATTCTCCAAAAAGCATAAGTAGGTAATAATTCTAATCCTGTTTCTTTTTCCATTAATTTTAATTTACTAACCATTAAGGATTCCATTAATGGATCACCATAATAAAATGTATCTCCATTTTTATTTTGCCTGAAATCGAATGAATCAAAGTTAAGTCTATGTTTTATTCTACAATAATCAGTTAATAATTTAATTTCTTCTTGTGTTAAGAAATTTTTAATTAATTTATATTTAAAATCTTTTATAGTGCCCATGCTACTACTGAATACCTTTTTCCTTTTGTCACTGGTTTAACCGTATGCGGATATAAAAAATTACTTGGCCAAATAATCATTCTATTTGATTTAACTTCTACTTCCCATTCACCACTTCCATCTGGATTTCTAAAACATAAATTTCCACCTTCATAGTCATTATTAAGTAATAAAATGCAACTCATTGTTCTTGGAATATCTGCAAAATGATCTACATGCCAAGTATAAAAACCAGTATTTTCATACTTTAATATTTCAATGTCAAAAATATGTTTATATGCGTAGTCTAGAACATTAGTGTCTATTTTGTATTGATTTAAATTTTTATTAAAAAAATTTTTTAATAAATTAAACCAGTGAACATTTGTCATTAGACTATTTAAATCAGATAAAGGCAATGTATAAGTCCTTCTTATATTAAAATCAGTTTTAGCATTGCCAGCACCACCTATTTGTGTTTCTACAAATTTTGATTTATTTGCAAAACGAATTAAATTAGATAATGTTTCCCACGGTAACACTTCATCATAAATTTTTATAAAATTTTTTATTTCCATGATTTCTTATTCCAATATTTTTCTCTATATAGGTTTATTACATTTAAATTATATAAAAGTCTATTCCTCTGTATTTCTTTTTGTTTATTAGATTTAATTTCAATTTTCCAAGATTCTCTTTTGAATGGTATTATTTGAGCATAAGGTGTTCCTTTTTTAATCACTGTTTCCAATACTGGATATTTATCTCCATTAATAACAATTGGAAAATTTACCTCATTTGGGAAAGTGTCTGTATCTACAATTCCAGATATTATTGAAAACCTATCATCAGAATTATTTAAAGGCGAAACAAATAAACAAGAATATCCTTTTGGTGTTTTTATTTTCCATGGATTTAGTATTTTATAAAAAGGTAAATTTTTATTTTTATCTATTAAAGGAGAACCTTCTAATTGTTTCGTTGGATGGCTATCTATTCCAGAATTTAAATTTATGCTTTTAGCAAATAAAATTTGTGATTCACTATTTAATCCAAATGTTTGAAAAGAATCTTTAAATTTATCTCCCTTATCATTTTTATTTTCTATATTGTGTCTAATATAAAGATCTTGTGGCATTTTTAATAAATAACCAGAAGTTAATGTATCTAAAAAAGGCATACACCCTTTTATAGTTTTATAATTAATTGTATGATTTAATTTTTTATACCATTCCGGTATATTTAATTTTATAGGTGTTGGATAATCTTCTTTTAATGCAAAATAATCTTCATGAGCACTAAACTCAATAACTTTCTCAAACATTTAAATTAAATAACAGTTTTTATGGTAATTGTAAAGTATTTAAAGAAATTTGCCCTTGATCATTGAAATACTGTTCCAAAGATTTATTTAATGGATAAGAAACAGAAGACGTATCTAAGTTAGTTAATTGATTATAATAATTATTCCACCTTGAATACAAAGGATGACTTTTATTTGCATCCAAAAAGAAAGATATAGCTGTTTTTATACTTTTAATATAAGCATCTAAATGTTCTTTTTGATTAAAAAACATATCATCATTTTCATAGTCAATATTATTTCCATTATAACTTTTAATACATTTTGTTCTATATTTAACTAAATCAAAATTTATTTGTGAATCTTCTATAATTTTGTAGCTTCCTTTATCAATATTTAAATTATTTAAATCAAATTCATTTTCTGCAATTCTATAAATTATTCCTTCAATACCATCAGAATTTTTTGCAAAAATAAAATATGCCATTTTTATGTACCTGTATTTTCAAATATAACTAAAGCACCAGGAATTCCAGGTTGAGGAGGAACATCGGCTGAACCATCTCCTCCGGGTCCACCAGCTCCTTGTAAATTCACACTAGAATATGGATAAACACCAACACCATTTCCTGTTACTCCACCCAACATCCATGTTCTTGGATAATTACTTAAACTTGCTCCTGGAGCAGTTCCAAAATTTCCAGGATTGCCACTACCTGTAGGATTACCACCATTTCCAGCATTGCCACCATTCACTATTTTTCCTGTTGGTCCACCTAAGTTAGTTGCACCACCAGCACCACTAGTATTACCTGCAGCTCCAACTGAATAAGGAACAGAATACGGTTGTACAATTGGTACATTAAAATATCCCCATCCTCCAGATGCACCAGGTCCCCCTGCTTGAGAACTTGGTCCCAAACGTGCTCCACCACCACCTCCACCAGCCATCATCCATACGCTTAATCTATTCGCTGTTGGTTGAGCAGTGAAAGTTCCTGAAGCAGGTCCTACTGTATATTGAGTTGGTACAAATCCACCAGCACCACCTGATCCAGAAGATGCGGAAGTAATACGACCATCTGCTGCTACTGTAATTGTTGCTGCTGTATAAGTTGCTGCAGTAACTCCTGTTGTTGCTAATTGATTTGTTCCAATAGCACCAGAAGCTACTTTAACTGATGTAACTGAAGCCGTATCTAAAGCTCCTGATGTAACTGCGAAAGAAGCAATTTTAGTTGATGTAACTGCACTAGAAGCAATCTTAACTTCTGTAACAGAAGCTGTATCTAGTTCATTAGGACCAATAACAAAATCTGCGATAGAGGCACTTGTACTAATTGCTCCACCTAATGTACTAAGATCAATTGTATTTGCATTTGTTCCATTTAAATATACACCTTTAATATTTTTTTCAGTTGTTCCCCAAATTACTGAAGATCCACCAACTTGGTTTAATGCTAGTGTATAAGCACCTGTTGTACTATTTTTAATTGTATATGTTTTTTCAATTCCACTTGCTACAAAAACAGTAGCATTGGCTGCAAGTGTTCCTGTAAATTCTATAACAGCATTTCTAGCTGTTGATATTGTAGCATCCGTCATCGCTAAAGTTGTGTTAGTAGATGTAAGTGCTATAGACTGATAACCAGCTATTGCTTGTTGTAATAAGTTTAAATTTGTATTTGTCTTATCGCCCCAGGTTCCAGAGTTTTCCCCTGTTACCATCAGCTCAAGTTTGAGGTCTGTAGAATAACTAGATGCCATAAATTCCTTTTAAATTTGTAATAATATCCAATTTTAGTTTGATTAGGCTGCTATGTCAACAACAGCCCAATTGTTAGTTATGCCTATATCTACTACTGCCCAGGCACTTATAAATACAGTTCCTGTATAAGTAGTCATTTGTATACCTGTAATTTCTGGTGCTACATCTATAGTTATAGACACTGAATTTATAGTAGTTGTTGCAGATACAGACGTTACATTCACTAACGTATTTGCATCTAATTCAGCTGTTCCTAAACTTACAGAAATCGTATCTCCAGTTAAAAATACAGAAACCGCAATATCAATTTCTTCATCTCCTAAAGATACGGTTAATAAACTTCCGTTTACATCTATATTAGCATCCGCTGTAATAGAAACCGTTGCTACAGTAGTTGCTATAGATTGTCCTGTAACAGCTGCGTCAAAATCTATTTGAGCACTTATTGTTCCAGTAGTTGTAGCAGAACTTATTCCAGTTAAATCAAGATTAGCATCTCCTGTAATTGAAAAAGTTCCAGTAGTAGTATTTAATTGATTTCCTATTACATCAACTTCTACTGAAGGAACAAGAATAGTATCTTGTCCAATGGAAATATCCATTCCACCGATATTGCCCCACGAACCATATCCCCACGATTCAGAACCCCAAGGTAAATCACCAGGAGAGGTAACTTCTACTTCTATATTATTTTGTCCTTCGGCTGTACCTGTTGTTGTGTTTAATAAATTTGTAGATAGATCTACACTTCCCGTAATTGTAAAAGATATTACATCAGTTGTTGTGTTTAATAAATTTGTAGATAGATCTATGGATGAATCTATTGTAACATCAGCACTAGCTTGATCAGCACTTAGTCCTGAAATTTGCCCCCATGATGCAGACCCCCAAGTAGAGATTCCCCATGTGGTAAGAGTACCAGGCGACGTTACTTCTATTGTAATATCTGCCACCTGGCCCTCCTAAAATTATGCGATTCTTAATATAGCTGCTGCTGCTGTAAATGCTGGAAATACTATTGTAAAAGTTCCTGATGTTGCTGTTTTGTCAGCACCAAAACTTAAAGCACAAACTGCTCTTTTAGTTGCAGTAGTTGTATTATTATAAATTAATGCTCCAGCTGCTGTTAATGTAACACCAGTAAAAGATAAATCTGCAAAATCTACTATAGCTGTAGAACTATCAAGTGATACTTGTTGAGATTGTAATACTCCACCACCTGCTGCGTACTGTCCTGAATCTGGACATTCACCAGTTACTGTGTAAATTGTTGTAGCTGCGGATAAGTTAGCCGCTGACGTATATAATGCTAATTTAAAAGCTTGTCCTGAACCTGAATCGAAATCGTGTACTGCACCTAAAAGTTCTGACTTAAATGTGTTGCACACTGCTTGTGTTATTGCCATATGTTGTACTCCTTATAGTTATTATGGTGATGGTGAATTAATTTTAATTCGTAACACACCATCTTGAAACTCGTCTCTGCGTCTTCTACCTGTT